TAGCATAGCGATTACCAGTCGCTACCAGCTGATCGAATCCCTCCACAAGTTCGGGAGGGAAGTTTTCGTTAGACCACTGCATGAGTTCTGCGTAGCCTTCTTCTCCACCAACTGAGTTCTGGATGGTGCTGATGTCAGCATCTTCTAGTTCCACAGCGGCGGGGTTGTAGTCTGCATTAAGGAATGCTTTGGCAACCTCTTGTGAGTCCATCTCTGCGAACTGAGCCATCAGCTCATCAGGGTTCTCAGCATTCAGGACGTCGTTAACCAGGCTAGACACAGGATCCAGCTCAGCCTCAGGCTCAGCTTCTGGTGCCTCTTGCTCAGTACGAGCTTCGGGGTCACCGAGTTTCTTTTGCAGCTCAATGTAGGCTTGCTCTAGGTCTTCAGCAGACTTGAACTTACCTGCAAAGGTTTGCTGTTCCTCTTGGAACGCCTGTTCTCCAACCTGAATAGCTTCCTGTTCTTCTGCTGTGAACTCAGGTGCATTCACATCTGTAGGATCATAATTAAGAGTTGCCATTATCTTTCACTCCTTTGGCGTGGACTACATTTAGTTTACCCAGTCCTACGCTAGTAACATAGTTAGGACTGCGACCCAACAACGGCTTGCCCAGTTTATCTTTGGGAGCATACTTATTGATTGGGATTTCTTCTTCAGTTTTTTCGACCTGTGTTTCTACAGGTTCAACTGGTTTAGCCTCAGCCTTGCGGCGGCGGGGCTTCTTCGGTTCCGTCATTTGACTCAGGGTTTAGGGCGGGATTTTTACTGGGATCATTTGCAGGAGCATTGGCCAGTTGACCAGTCTGCTTAACAAGTTCCATCTCTTTCTGCTGATCCATAGCCTGTTGATTCTCAGCTTGCAGCTGCTCTTGAGACTTGATGAGGTTCAGGGTGTCAATACCTTGTGCCGCAGCGAGACGTTTGATGTACTCACTGGGGTCAATGTACTGCATGATAGCCTGTGGTCCCATTGTCTGTGCAATGGTCATTAGGAATTGTGTAAGAGACTCTCGATCTTGTCCACGTCCTAGTGCATTCACACCAGCAACGATGGACGGTCGGACCAGATCACGGGGTATTTTGGGGATCTGACCCGAACGCTGAAGAACTAACAGTGTCCTGTTTAGATACGGTACGAGGAACTCAACGGTCAGCAGTGAGAAGATCCCACCCAACTGCTGTTCAAGCTCAAGCTGTGTAAGCCTGACTTCTTCAGCTGTTGTACGTTCTGACTGTCGGATGTTGAGCACCAAGAATGCATCACTGATACGTTGTCCGAGGGTCTGTGCCATCTGTGCAGCAGTAGCAAAGTCTGCTTGTTTGCCCACAGTGACAGCTTGGATATCCTCAGGACGTCCTTGTACAATAGCACCATTGCCAGCTTTGGCAAGGGTTTGTGGCTTGGTTGTCGATGATGGTGACACCAAGAATACTACCTTAGCAGCAACAGAGCTGCCTTCAACCAGTGCTTGTGACAGTGCTTCAAGTGACTTGAGATCACCGAGGTACTCCTCTACCCTGCCACGACCATAGTCTTCGCCGTCAACAGTGTTGAATCTGAGGACCAAAAATGGGCTAGCATTCTTAGGTGCTGTGCTCTTGGTACCAGGGATCACCTTATCAAAGGCTTCCTGATGCCAGTTCCAGCGACCACTCTTGCTATCCAATTGGACATAGGTGTACACCTCAACGTCCTGGTCCGATGCGCCTTCGCGTCCTACGTGATTAGGTAGAGGTTCTCGGAGCACATCACCAAGCACCTTGCGGCTGATTTTTTCTTTAGTTACAATCTCGATTACGTTACCATTGCCATCACGGTTGACAACGTATCGATTCAGTGGGTAGTGTTTCAACCCTTCTTTACCCATGTAGATCAGTGCGTTACCACCAACAATGAGATGTCGTACAGCTTCGTGTACAACCACACGATCACTTGACGCATTGATGAAGTCCATGATCATCCTTTCTACCTTAGAGAAAGAGAGATCAAGTTCACTTCTAATCTGTGGGTCAAGCTCTTCACCTAGCTTGTCATCCCTAACCTGTAGTTTAAAGAACGTGGTTTGGGGAGGGAGCAAGGCAAGCATCAGCTTAGCTGCCAAGGTTGTGACAGCTTTAGAACCAACTGCTTGCCATGGTGTAGGCAGAGCTTTGCGGTCTTGTGATTCGTCTTGTCGGATAAGGTAAGGCAGAGTCAAACGTGAGCATTCAACTGCGACATCAAGATACTGATCACGACGTGCACGCAGTTGATCATAACGTGACTTTGCGTTCATTATCGTAGACCACCCATGCCGCCAGTGCGACTGCCACCTCCACCCATACCTAGTGGATTAGAGAATTGATAAGTACCTCTAGATGTAGCACGTGCACCTTCAGTTTTAGATGCAGCTGCTTTAAATTTAGGTTTGTACTCAGCACTTTTTAGAGCTCTGTTTGCTTTCGGCGGTCCCTTTGAAAGCTGTTTAAATAGCCGAGCCTGTGCTTCAGCCATACGTTTGGCTGACAGGTTAGCAGCATAATCTGCATCAGCTTTTGCTTTAAGAGCACCATGCTGTTGCAGGAAATTTTGAAGGGCTCTGCCTGGGCGGCTAGCACGTGCTGCGTTGCGAGCTGATGCATCTGATCCACCAGCAGCTTTAACTTGGTCGTAAACGCTTTGATTAAATGCCATCTTGTTCTAATCGATTAAGTAACCACTCCACTACGGAGCGTTGTCCAGATCTGTACATGATAGTTGAGATACTATCACCTGGACCTGGGTTTGTGGGTGGAAAGTTTTCTTCCATCTCTGCAAGGATAGACTTGACGGACATGCCGTAAGCTTCAAGCGTATTGAGGGAGATTGACATTGGAATGTTCAAAAAATGCCGGCATACGTGCCGACCTGGTGTTAGAAAAGCCCTCTGCGATACCCTTTTCAAAAAGCGAATCGCTCTGTGAGTGCCAAAAATTTTTCGCTAAAAACTTATCGGTGTTTTCAGCTTGTAGAGGCTGGAAAACCCAGTCTACAGTTGCTTTTCTCAGTTTGTTGAGAGACTTAGAAGGATTAAGACCCAGCTCACGGCATACAAGAGAATTCGTAGCAACATGAATCTGTTCATCACGGCTAATATCTGCGGAAATCGTGCGCAGGCCAGCATCTCCGGCATAGCGGAAGAAAGGAAGCAGACAGAAGAAAACACTACGTTCGGCTACCATAGCCTTAACAATCGTGTGGTCTTCATGTTCTTCCCATGCTTTTTTCAGGATCTGTGCTTCTCGTTCTGCTTTTTCATCGGTACCGAGTGCATTTACAGCATAGTTCAGAGCCAAATCATGGTTTTCTTCGTCCTTGATGTTCATTTCAAGGATCTGACGTGCTGCATCAGGGATCTCACCTTTTAATGAGTGTGATATAAAGTCACCCACCGGCAGTTCGAGACAGCGGAGAGCCAAAGCGCGGTAGACAGCTTCTTCCGCGCCGGATTTAAGTTTACCTGCTTCAGTCTGTACAGGAGTCCAGGTGCGTTTCCTGGCAATTAGTTTATCATACGGGGTCATTCTGCGCAATCACATTGAGGTTCAGGAGTTAGCAAGTCCGCAAGGTAATCATCAACGTCAGACTCATCGAGTGCAGCATATGCACTAGTCTTGTCCTGAACATCTCCCATCACTTGCAAACTGTAATAGAGGCTTGTTTGAGGAGACGCTAGCCACTCTTCAATGAACGCATTGTCATAGGTTACCTGATCACTCCATGAGTTGAACGAGTATCCGTGAAGAAGTCCTGTTTTTTCAAGCATAGTCATAAGCTGGTCAGCTACAAGTTTGTAAGCTTCCCAACCTACTTCAGAAGCGATTTCAACATCGCCATATTCATAAGTTTCGACACCAAAGGTGCCACTGTCACGGTCAACGGACCGAGCGATGGGTGGTGCGATCTCAGGACAGGAAGTGAACCCGTCTAGACCGAGGCTACGATAGCTGCAGGAGGCCGTAGGAGCGATGGCAAAGGCTCTTACCATGCTATGACTCTCAGCAATGGCTGCAGCCTGCTCAATGCCATCCTTGATGGACTGAGCGATATCGTGAGCGGTTGAGAAGTTTACCTTCTCTTGGTTGATATCTCGGAGGGCTACTCCGAATTCTTCATACTTGACTCCGTTTTGGC